TGTAAAGCGCCACGGCTTCGCCGTTTAGCTTTCCCCTTTTGGTTAGAGCGATGTCTATAGCTTGTTCCCTTGGTTGCGGGTAACGTAGTGATGGCAAAGTTGGCCAACTGGGATTACTGGCGTACGATGTAACAGCTGGATCGTACTGGGCTCTGGGATCGACCGTCTCTCTTGAGGATGCTGCACGCTTCGCGCGTTAGGGCTAGAGAGAGCAGCTCGTCTAGTATTGTGCAATGGTCTTGCCTTGCTAGCTAAAACCAACCCGAATTTGATAGTACGTGAACGCCCGCCCATTCATAGCGACAATGATAAACTTTCAAGCCCTAATCACTCTTCTTCTTCGTTTTGTTTCCTTGGTTTTTGATTTGGCATTCTTAGTGCTTCGTTATAGTTTTAAGGCTCTTATAGCCCTTATTAGGCTTGGTTGGCTCCTTTTGCGCCTACCCCTTCAAGTTTGTCTGGCCGTAGCTCTTTTGGCTTTGGCCGCAGTGATCTCATTAGCAACCGCCCAGCATAATACCAGCTGGACTGACATGAAAGAACTCTACTCCGATTTCCTAACACCCTTCCAACTCTACGTCGTGTACTTCAGCGAACTGCTAGAATGTGACTTTTGGTCATGGTTCCCGCAGGTCAAAGAATACATTGATCTAGCTCGTCAGATGTACCGTTCCTGGATCTGTCATCGAGTGCCAGAGCATCTCTGGACCAATCCACTCATACAGAAATGGGAATGTGATGTCATCGTTTATCCTGAAACATGGCACCTTCGCCGGACAATAGCCGCAATCTACGCTTTTGATTGGTGGTTTGCGTCCCACGTATTCCTCGTCCTCCTGATAGGCATTCCAGTTTACTTTCTGATTCACTTCTTCCAAACGCGGAAGGAGTTTCTCAGAAGGGACTGCTGGATTGGCTTTCGATGGTGGATGTGCTGGCTTACCAACGCCACAGTCGAAGGAACTAGGTTCTGTCCCTCCGAATTCGGGGGCGAAGCAGACGGTTACCGATGGAGCACTAGCTCCGACGGCATAATCACCTGGTTCGACGGAACGACTACCAGTTCGATGAAGCGGCTTCCCGTCGCCAACCGAACCTGCCTGATAGCGATGCTCCCCACCAAGATAGAAACCATCAGAACCGGATACTTTATCCAACAGAAATGGACTCCCGTCGGTTTTAGCGAGCCACGCATGGAGGCCCCGGTTTTGGCTACGGGTGAATATCTGACAGCAATGGAGACCGACAACGAAATCACCACCGTCTACTGCTCAAGAGCCAACACGCACTCTGGCGCCGCTCTGACTGCTTCCACTTGGGATACGGTCATGAACGCGTTGAAATCTGCTGCCCGTGACACAACACCATACTCCGTAGGAGCAATCGTGCGCAGATTCTACCCCCAGATCAATAAGGACAGACTTTCCGAATACCAATCCGTCATCGCTGCAAAGTGGAATGCAGAAAAGTGTCCAGACTATGTCCTGAACGAAACTCTCCCTGAACAGACTCTACAGTTCGTTGGGGATCGACGAGATGATCCGGACGCGCCATGGAAAGCCACAGGACGAGGCGTCATGCCTCCGTTCTGCACCGAACCGGACACCATGCCGGCCAAAGGCTACCAAGCAGGAATATCGGCCGTAACAAGCCGATTAGACAATTGTCGGAACCCCGTCCGCCACTACCAGCAAGTCGTCTTGACGTACTGTGCTGAGTTCGTCGATCGAGTAGTCCGCAGGCGTATTCAGCCTTGGACTCTCGATGACGTGATTGACCACCAGGACGGCAAACTCCAGAAGATCAGGAACGCGATAGCCAAGTGGGTCGCTTTCTCATGGCTCCCAACTACAGAAGTCAAAGCCATGGTAAAGATCGAGTCACTGGCCAACCATAATTTTATCCGGAACATTTCCACCCTCCCCGCCGAATTCAATTTGAGCCTCGGTAGTTACATGTTAGCTGCCGCAGAGTACATGAAGGCCGAATTTGAATGGTACGGGGCGGGCAAGACGCCAAGGGCCATCGCCGAGCGCATATGCGATATGGCTGATGGAGCCCCAATGGATGAGCACCGAATTCAATGGCTCTGTGCCGCGGACGTCTCTAAGATGGACGCAGCTAAGAACCCGTCGCTCACCGCTTGGCTCACAACCCGGATATACACGAGGCTGTTTGGATTAGAGGACGACGAGCTCATCACGCTCAGGAAAGCTGAAGCTTCGGCATCCGCTGCGACGGCCGAGGGCATCCCCTACAATGTAGGAGCTTCCCAACTTTCAGGAAGCGCCTGCACCACGATCGACAACACGATCACCAACGCATTCATCAGTTATGTAGCACACCGTATTCAAGGACTTACGGAAGATGTCAGCTTTCAAAGCTTAGGCATCTACGTCGGAGACGATTCGGTGAGCTACAATACGAAAGAGTCCGTTGAAGAAGCAGGGAGAGTGCTCGGCTATAAGATCGAGGCGGAGATGATCCGTGAAACGGATAACATCCCCTTCCTATCCAGGTTTTTCTATGATGCCTGGGAAGGTGGCACCAGTTCCGTTCAAGACCCGGTCCGACTATTGAGAAAACTCCACCTCTCTATCTCACCCACAGAAATCACGACGCAGCAGGCAGCTGCCAACAAGGCGCGAGGGATTCATGAACTTGACCCGAGTATCGATTTCTACCGCGAGCTCTACATCACAATCCGACGCATCACCGGCAAAACGGGAGATGCTATGGAAGGATTGGGTTGGATGACTCGCCAATTTGTGAGTATGGGAGGTTGGCCGACGGATGGACGAGCTAACGAGATGTGGGACCACTACACGTCCTTCAACCAATCAGTCTATATTGACTGGTTGGCTGGAGTCCGCACCTGGACCCAGTTCATGAAAGGCCCATCTCAGCTCGTCTTCACGGAATCCAAGAGGAAGGCGCCAATAATGGTAAACCCCTTGGACCCAACGGACCAGCTGCCGGACGAGGCAGCCACGGATGACCCCCCTCCACCACAAGCAACGGTAGGAGAGAATGCCGAAGATAGGCCTGGAGCGTCTGACGCCGCACGGATGGAAAAATCCGCAGTGGCCCAGATCGACTCTATGGTCACGGAGGAGCGCCGCCAGGAAGCTAGAGCTGCTGGGGCCCAACAACCCCTGGTGGAAGAAGAACGCACACCAGCTCCTCCCCCCGCTCAAACAAGGCGTGAGCGGCGGTTCGGCCGACCAGCCCCGAACCCTGTACCTCCGGAACTAGATCCTTTCCAGAATATGGGAACGTTCCGACCGGCACCTGCGCGCGGTGGTTTCAACCAACGCCGCTGGGCTGCCCGTGGAAGACCTCGAGGTAGAGGCGGTCGCTAGACGTAGCGTCTAGCATAATAGTCTCTGTTCGACATTAAATGTCAGCGTTGAGGGAAGCAACGACAAAACGGACACCTGACGAGGTGTCCGGCCCCTTCCCCCTAGGGGCAC